GGGTTCGGGGGCGAGAAACACCGGGGCCACAGGCGGGATTCCTTGGGGATATGTGGCAGGAGGCGGGGCTTCTGGAGGAGCCGTTGATGCGGCTGGAGCGACTGGCAGTGACGGCTCTACTTCTGGTAATCGTTGTGGTCTGGGTGGAGGGGGGGGCGGGGCTGCGAGTGGTGCGGTTGGTTTTGACGGTGGGAAGGGCGGATTTCCGGGCGGGGGCGGAGGCGGCGGAGGTTCGGCCACGGGGGCCGGGGCAACGGGCGGTTCAGGGGGGCAGGGCAGCGGAGGATATTGTGAGGTTATCACGTATTTTTGAGCCGGCATAATTGAGGAGATATATGGGACTTTTTGGGCAGTTTGACAAACTAACTTCCAAGCCGGGGGATCAAGCGTCAGTGTTACTGGCAAAGATTCTGGAACGGCTAAACGCGAACGCAAGCGCATTACCAGAGTTTGAATCTGGCAATGTGGTTGTGACGAATACGCCATTGTCGGTGTCAGAGGTTTCTCCGGTCACAAGCATGACGGTGAGTAATAAGCCGCAGGTGACACTATTTGATCCAGATACAAATGAAACAGCCCAGATTTCGGATGGGCATTTGAGTTCTCTGGCAGTTGATTTTCGTTTTGAAGTGGCACACACAGGGAGCTATGGGACTCAGGAGGCTTCTAACTTTCGGATTATCGGGCGAAGGGCTGGATTCAACTCTACCTCGATTTTGCAGGACGTGGGAGAGTTTTTGGGGACCGCAACAGACTTGTTTCCAGTTTTGCAGGGGACGGAGGCGCTTCAGGTGGTGTCTAGTTCTTCGTCTGATGCGGCAGCCGGAATCGGGGCACATACAGTTCGGATTGTGTATCTCGACACCAGCTACGACATTCAGTCTGTGGATGTCACGCTGACTGGGACTGTTCCTGTGTCCTTGGGGGCGGTGCGAATGCTTTTTGTCTATTGGATGGAGACCTTAACCGGCGGAACCTCGGAAGTGGGTGTTGGAAACATCGACCTTCGGACGGTGAGTGGTGCAACCGTTCAGGAGCGAATTACGGCGGGAGGAAATCGCTCGCTATCCTGTCGATTCATGGTCCCAGACGACCACACTGCTTATATTGCTGAATGGGGGATTTCGGCGATTAACACGACGCAGGATGCCCGACTTCGTGCAACCGTCACCGGAGGGAGCCGGGCATTGAATAGCAAATACATTTTTCAGGACACCTTGTATATGGGGAATGGGCAAACGGCTTTTCAACCGCTGCCTTACCTTCGATTTCCGGCACGCTGTCAGGTAAAGGTCAGCACGTTTCCGGGGGCAGCCCCAGCCGGCAATCGGATTGATGCTGGATTCAACGTTCTGATGATTAAGAATTGAACTTGACAACAAAGAAGGGTGTGCGAAAATAGGGCATGAAAGTATTCGGGTATGTGCGGGTGAGTGGAACGGCTCAGGTTGATGGAGATGGCCCGGTGAGGCAGATGCGGGCCATTGAGGGATTCTGCAAGACGAACGGCCTGGAATTCTCGGAGCATTTTTCCGAGCAGATTTCAGGAAAGGTGGAGGGTTTGGATCGTCCTGAGTTTGCGCGAATGCTGGACGAGGCAGCCGAACGCGGAGTTGGGATCATAGTGGTTGAACGGCTGGACCGGCTGGCGCGCGACCTGATGGTGAGCGAGTTGCTGCTTCGGGAACTCAAGAAGCAGGGATTGAAGCTTTTTGCGTCTGATCAAGGGTTGGTGGATCTCTGTGACGTTACGGGAGATCCGACACGAAAGTTGATCCGGCAGATCATGGGCGCCTTGGCGGAGTGGGAGCGGTCGATGATCGTGCTGAAACTCGGAGCCGCCCGGAAGCGGAAAAAGGAACGGGACGGTCGATGTGAAGGGGCCAAGCCTTTTGGGGCATATCCGAAGGAGGCAATCGCCCTGGGGGCAATGCTTCAGTTCGCGCGCGAAGGGGTGCCGAACAAAGAGATTGCGCGGGCCTTGAACGAGAACGCGCTGTGCCGGCGCAATGGAAAATTGTGGGATGGAGACGCCGTTTATCAAACGCTGAAGCTTCAATTGGGGCAGGGATTCGTTCGGGAGATCCAGCTTAGACTGAGCACCTCGGAACCTGATCCACAGTTCTGTGGAGTGAATCCGATTCACCCCGCCGTCAGCTTCGACGGAGGGAAGGAGGCGTTATGACGTAGTAGCGCCCATTCCTTTCATTTCGATTTTTTGTGGCCGGGGCAGATGCTCCGGCCTTGTTGTTTGCAACACTGTTTTTTGGCCGGGTAGCCCAAGCAGAGGCAGCGGGATACAAACCGCCAAAGTGTGGGGTTCCAAACCCCACCCCGGTCAACGTGTTTTCATGCTACCAGACGGACAACTGAAAAGAGTAGTGCAAGAGGTGACTCGCCTTTTGCATTCGGGGGACCGCAAGTCTGCGGCTCGTCTTGCCTTGGAGATGGGCCACATTCGTCAGAATATCGACTCAGACGATCCGTCGGTTTGCAATCCGCCACTGATCGAGATGCTGCACTGGCTCCTGAACAACGACGGAATGGAGGAGGCCGCGCAGCTTCTTTGGTCTCCTCGGCTGTTTGATCCCCGCCCTCGATGCACACAGGACGTGTGGAAGTTTTTCTCAGAGTGCTCTTTTGGGCTTCTAATGGGAGCCGCGAGCATGAGTAAGAGCTACACGATGGGTGTTCGGCTGTTGCTGGAGTGGGTTCGTGATCCTGAGTGGACGACGGTGAAGGTGCTGGGGCCGAGCGAGCAGCACTTGGAGGACAACCTGTTTTCTCATCTTGTGGCGCTGCACCGTGGATCGCAGCTTCCGTTGCCGGGGGAGGTTGGAGAACTGTTTATCGGGCTTGATCGCAGGAATCGAGTTTCGTCGATTTCGGGGGTGATCATTCCGGTAGGGCAGGCAAAGAAGGCGGGGAGGCTTCAAGGCGCAAAACGGAAACCTCGACCGACAGAACACTCTACTTTTGGGGACTTGTCCCGGATGTTCATCTTCCTCGACGAAATTGCGAACATCCCGACGGGTGTCTGGGGGGACATTGACAACGTGATGTCCAACCTGGATCAAGTGGACACGCAGGGCTTGAAGATATTCGGGGCGTTCAATCCAACTAATCAACATGATGAGGTAGGTAAACGGTGTCAGCCCCCGTTCGGTTGGGAGAGTTTTGATATTGACCAGCACTATCGGTGGATTTCGGTTCGGGGGTGGGAGGTGCTTCGGCTCGATGCGCTGAGATGCGAAAACGTGGTTGAGGGAAAGCTGATCTATCCGGGGCTTCAAACCAAGGTTGGCGTGGACCGGATCACCAAGAATTCCGGGGGAACAAATTCTGCCGGCTACTACGCGATGGTTCGCGCTGCTTTTCCGCCGATTGGGATGGTGATGTCTGTGATACCCCAGGGGATGCTGGTGAAATCGCGCGGGGAATTCATTTGGGCGGACGAGCCAGAACCGGTCGGCGGGTGTGATCTGGCGCTTGAAGGCGGCTCAGGGGCGGTCTATACAAAGGGACTTTGGGGGAGGGCCAGCGGGATGAAGCGACCGCCATCGGTTGAGCATCCGAAGGGCGAAACGATCATGTTCAAGGGTCCAACCGGAACGGTAATGCCGAGGTGGGCCTTGCAGATCGACTCTCAGTTTGTCATTCCGAAAGGGGACACCCGCAAGGTGACGGATTCAGTGATTTCGGTGAGCAAGAAAGCCGGCATCAAGGGGAGGGCGCTTGGGCTGGATCGAACCGGACATGGCGCCGGTGTGGCGGATCTGGTGAAGTCTGAATGGTCTTCAGAAGTTCAGGATGTCAACTACTCGGAGTCGGCTTCGGATTCCAAGGTTATGGAGGAGGACACCAAGACGGCTAAAGAACAGTATGGCCGGGTGGTGAGTGAACTTTGGTTTGCCTTGCGGGCCTTTATGGAGTTCGGCTACCTCTTGATTTCGCCGGCAGTGGACATGGACAAGCTGTCGCAGCAGATGACACAACGGTTTTTCCGGTTGCAGGGTGGGAGGTCACTTGTTGAGAGTAAGGCCGACTACAAGTCTCGGGGATTTCCGTCACCGGATGAAGCAGATTCACTGACCCTGGTAGTCCACGCAGTCCGGCGATTTCACAATTCTCCGCTAAGCATGAAAGGGAGTGGGGAGATCGCGGAGGAAGAAGACGACTGGAGCGAGGTGCGGTATCCGAACGGCGTTCGGATAGATCCGACGAATCGGACGGACTTTTTGGATGAGCGAGTGGGAGAACGATATTATGACCTTTAAAATGAATCCTAATATCTATCCTCCGGGTGGATTTGTGTTTCGGGAGCGGGACGGAACCATGATCCGTGCTGGAAGCTGGAAGGCGGTCGTTACTCGAACAAAGGCTTACCGAAAGCGGAATGTCCTGGAGGTTGGGGACGTTGAGAAGGAAGTGATGGATCAGGCGTGTGCCGCGAGCCCAGACTTGTGTCAGCGGGTAAACACTGAGGCAGTTCCCGTTCCAAGGACGCTCAAAAGCCGGGTGTTTGCCTGGTTGAACGATTGGCGGAAAGAGAAAAAGAACAATCCAGTTCGGTATGTGTCCGACGCGGAGGCGGAGCGGAGAGCCAAGATTTGTCAAGGATGTGGATTCCAGAGGGCTGTCGGCGGCGGATGCTCGTCTTGTGCTGCCTTTTTGAAAGCTTCTCGAAAGGAGATCCTTGAGAAGGTTCCTGCCCAGACCTCGGTCGGGGCGTGTGCCGTTTTGAATTCGGACCTCCCCACGGCGGTTCATTTGGATGAAATCGCCATCCGGCATACTGAGTTGCCGGGGCATTGCTGGAGGAAGGCCCAATGAGATTTCCAAACCCGTTTCGAGCCCTGGGGTCCATGTGCGTGTTGCTGTATGCAAAGTGCAGAGGATATGAGGTATTTGCTTCTGATCCAGTGGTAAAGGTTCGCTGGGAGAAGTGTGAGATCTGTCGGGATCGGTGCCCGTTGACTAATCAATGTGACTTGTGCTCGTGCTTTTTGGATGCCAAGATCCCGTTGGCGACCGAGCGATGCCCGGCCAAAAAGTGGTTTCGTGTTTGGATTAAACGTCTTCATTGACACACTGTTTTACGTATGGAAGCCGGATCGCCAATGGCATCAGTTCAGAGCCCGCCCAATATCGGGGGGTTCACAGCAGGGTTGATCAACTCGCCGAATTTTGACGGCAAGGGGAAGCGGCAAGTCCGCAGTGTGAAAGATGCGGGTCAGGCGATGAACCTGATTCGATACCTCATTCAGGCAAACCGGCAGCGCATGATCATCAACTCCCGGATCATGGCAAAATACAATGCCGAGAAGCCGTATGATCAGACGACTTTGGAGCAGGAGGGACTTGGCTGGCGCTCGAACTTCACCACGAAGCCGCTTCCGTCGATGATTGAGAAGGTGTCCCCGCGCTTTGTGGATGCTATCAACGGGATGAAGTATTTGACAAACGCGACGCTCCCTCCGGCGTTTGACGGGGCCACGGTCAAGACAGAAAGTTTTCGTTCCGGGATCACCAAGTTGATCCGGCGTCGAAAGGGCTGGGTCAACCTACTGGACGACATATCACAGGATAATGCACTGTTTGGGTTTACGGTCGTCGGCTGGTTGGACAAGTATCTGTGGTTTCCGAGGCACTTCAAGCAGGACGACATTTTTATGACCACGGGCACGCGCCAGCAGCCCAGCGGAACGCAGATTGTCGTGTTGCGGGAGTTGTTTCTTCCCCACGAGCTTTTCGAGTTTGTTGAAGATAGAGAGGCAGCGGACACAGCCGGATGGAACGTTCCGAACGTTTTGACTGCGGTGAACGAGGCGTCACCGGCCCAACTTCGGGTGAACTACGGGGGATCGCCGGAGATCTGGTATCAGAACATGTGGCGGGAGTTGAATGTCGGAGCGTCCTTCATGGATGGGGCGCGCGTGATCGTGTGCTATTCACTTCTGGCGCGCGAGGTGGATGGGAAGGTGTCCCATTATCGTCTGGCTGGCGACCGCCTGGACGAGATCTACACGATGGAGGACAAGTTCGACAACATGGATGAGGCGTTGGCCTATTTTACATTTCAGAAAGGCAACTCGACGATGCTGGGATCGAAGGGAATCGGGCGCGAGATCTATGAGATGGCTGGCATGGTGGACCGGTGTCGCAACGAAATCGCAGACCGGTTGATCCTTTCTGGGAAGACCATGATTCAGGGCGACTTGAAGCACCTCAACCGGTTCAAGATGTCGGTGGTTGGGGCGGCGGTGCTGATTGGGCAGGGTTGGAACGTGCTCGAACAGAAGTTTGACGGGAATGTGGAGGCGTTTATGAAGTTCGACGCCTACATGTCGCTGCTTGTCGATCAGTTGATCGGTGCGGTTTCACCCCCAAGGCCCGAAGGGGGCGAAGCATTTCGCTCTCCGGCTGCCTGGCAGTTGTTGGCTTCGCGCGAAGAGGAGGGGAGAGACGCCCGGATTTCTCGGTTTTTGCGCTTCTTCACCGACATGATAGGGACGATGACCAAGAGGATCTGCGACAGGGAAACTTTGGAGGACGATGCCAAGGAATTTCAGAAGGACATGCTGAAGGTGATGAGCCGGGAGGAGCTTGAAGAACTGGCGAAGCAGCCGGTTGCTGAGACGGTGCGGGATCTGACTCCGACACAGCGGCAGTTGGTGGTCCAGATTGCGACAGAGAAGCGGGGGAATCCGCTTTACAACCAGCGGCAGCTTGAAGAAGAGGATTTGGCGGCTCGGGTTGGTTCTGATTTTGCAAAAAAGGTGTTGCTGCCGGAAGACGATCCCACTGAGAAGGCAGAGCAGCAGCGGCTTCAGCAGATGGAACTCAACATGTTGACCAATGGGCAACCGGTGCCGGTGTCGCCGAGGGACAACCACAGGATTCATCTGGAGATGCTCATGCCGGTAACAGAGAAGATGGGGTCGGCGCTGGCCGCAGGGCAGGCGGACACCGCTTCTTTTGAAGCAGTGGTTGCTCACATCAACGAGCACTACAACCGGGCGCTTTCTCAAGGCGTCAAAAAGGAAGAATTGGCCCGGATTGCGGATTTTCTGAAGAAAGCCATGCCGATGATTGAGCAACTGAAGGCTCTGGACGCGAAAGCGCAGGAGGTTGCGCAGGCGGGACAGACCATTGACCAAGAAGGACAGCTTGGAGGACCGCTTAGCGTCATGCACATGTCGGCACAGGATGCCGCCCACCAACATTTAGCCGGATTGGCCGCGCCGCCGGCAGCCGTTTGAGTTTTGTGAACCCTAACACCCCCCATGCTACTGACAAACGACGAATTGCCCTGGACATCTGAGGATGTAGTGAACCTGCGGAACTTTCTGACTACGGTCACGGGTTCCCGGCTGCTTCCGCGCGTGCTCAACGAGGCCCCAACCCTCCTTGGAAAAGGAGACGTGAATGAAATCCTCATCCGGTCTGGAGAAGTTCGAGGATTTCAAGCCGCCGCGCGCGAATTTTTCAATCTTGCTTACCCGCCGAAGCAGGAAAATCGGGAGGTGCCCACATACCCTCCGTTAAACGACGACACAGCTTGGAACGACGGGCAGAAACTCACTCAAACCGACACTAAGTAAATTTATGGCAGACGAAATCAAACCTAATACCCTCTCGCCGGAAGAAGTTGCGGCGAAAAACGCAGAAGTTGCGGCGAAACAGGCCGCGCAGGATGTTTCGGGGCAACCCACCAACAAACCGGACGATTTGGCGAGCGCCGAATCGGCTTTGGACAAGTTGGCGGCAGAAGTCTCGAAGAAAAACGAGGAAACAGAAGAGACCCCGGCACTTGTCACCCCGAAACCGGATGACGAGGCGGCAGCGAAGAAGGCGGAGGAGGAAGCCGCCACAAAAAAGGCTGAAGAAGACGCCGCAGCGCAAAAGCGCCTGGAGGAATCCAAGAAGGCTGATGAAATCTTCAAGGACGTGCAGCTTCCGCCGGGGGCTCGTCCGAAATCATCTGAGGCTTTTGCGGCAATCAAGATCCGGGCCACTCAGGAGATCGCCGCACGAGAGAAGCAGCTTGAGGAGTTGAAGAAAGCGAACGAGGATCTTCAAGCGAAGCTGAAAAACCCGGTGCCAAAGGAGGTCGAGGATGAATTGGCCAACCTTCGGCAATTCCGGGCGAAGTTCGACATCGAGGCGGACCCGAAGTTCAAAGAATACGACGCGGCGAACGATAAGGCGGCGAATTTCATCTATGCCAAGCTGCTTGGCACGGGAAAGATCACCGAAGAGCACATCAAGGACATCAAGAAGTATGGCGGGCCACTTGGAGTGAATTTTGCCCCCATTTTCGAGACCATCGGGGACACCCAGACGCAGCGGTTGATCGAGTCTCAACTGGTGGACATGGAGCGGAACCAATACGAGAAGCAGGAAGCCATCAAGGCCGCGCAGGCAAACGTCGGCGGATACATCAAGTCTCGGGAAGAGGAGCAGACAAAGGCCATGTCTGCCCACAATGAGCAGACACAGCAGCATCTTGGGCAGCTTTTGTCGGGGTTTGACTGGTTGAACGAGAAGAAGGCCGGAGCTGGAGCGGAAGAAGGAGCCCGGAAGTCGGTGGAAGACCACAATGCTTTTGTGAAGGAGACGCGAGGATACCTTGCCAAGTCCCTGGTGGACGACTCTGCTGAAATGCGAGCCATTCTGATTGCTGGCATGGGCAAGCTTCTGTGGCTTCAGAGGACACACGAAGGGACGAGGGCCGAACTGGCGACGGCAAAGAAGCAATTGGAGGACGTGACGGCGCGTTTGGAGAGCATCAAGAAGGCGGGCACGACCCGGTTGCGAGGTGAGAAGGAGCCGACAACGGCGAAAAACGTGGACCTGGGGAAGGGGAACGACTTCACCAAGCCGGCGACGCAGGCCCTCGATGACATTGCGCGCGAGATTGCTGAAAAGCGTCAGGCTGCCGGACGATGAGCGCAAACCACAAAAGCGAGGGGTGTGTCCCGACGGTCACGCCCCTCTTGACCGCCCCACAGATCGCCACGACGCGGGTGGTCATAGCTCTACCGTGGTTGAAGCACACCAACCCCCTGACAGCCTTTTCTGTGATGGGTTTGGTGGATCGGCGTCGCACCGGGCTCATGCTGAATTATGGGGATGCTTTTGTGGCGCACTCTCGAAACAAATGCGCGGACCACTTTCTTCAATCTCCGTTTGATTGGCTGCTCATGTTGGACGACGACATGATAGTTCCTTTTGGGGATGCTGCGTGGTTCAAGAACAACACTGGATTTGATTTCTTATCTGATCGGTTTGCCGGGTTGAACGCCCTTGACCGGTTGCTTTCGCACGGCAAGACGCTGGTGGGGGCTCTTTACTTCGGACGACAGCATTTCGGCGCTCCCATGTATTGCGAGGGCGCCAGTCAAGCGACGGAGGCGGAGTTTGCGCGCCGAGGTCCGCATGAACTGTTGAAGCCAACCCGATGGGTGGCGACGGGGTGTATGCTTATTCATCGACGGGTTTTTGAAGACATCGAGAAGAAGTTTCCTCGGCTCGCGCGGGGGCAAAACAAGATGGGCGGTCAGTGGTTCACATCCAGCGAGCATCATGCGATGGATTTGATAGATCGGGTTCGCAAGTTGTGTTCAGAGGGCTCCATGACGGCGGAGAAGGGCTTCAAAGCATTTGAGATGCTGGAAGCCGGTGCGGAGTTGTGCCGGCGTCAATCTAGTTTGGCGATGGGGGAGGACGTGGCCTTCTGTGTGAGGGCTGCTGAGGCGGGGCACCAGCCGTTTGTTGACATGGGCCTCTTGTGCGGGCATGTGGGCGCTTGTTGCTTTGGGCCGCGCAACACCTTTCCGAAGCCCCGATGAAATGAGACGGCTGAACCTCAAAGCATCAAAGGAAGTAACTGTGGCAAACAAGAGTGTAGATCGACAGACTCCGGTTCATCGGATGCTATTAGCTTTGCAATTTTGGAACGGGGATAAGGTGATGGCAGGAAAGTTGGCGAGGTTGATTGCGGATCTGGAGCCTCGTCATTTGGAGCTTGCAGACTTTTTGTTTGTGTCGAGATTCGATTGCGCCCCCGATAGGGACGTTGTTGAATACGTGAAACGGAAGTTCAATACCTACACATACATTTGCCGCAACCGAGGGACGGGGCATCCTCTTGGGTGCAATACTCTTTGGTTCGCCACCTTGGGATGGTTGTTGTCGATGCGGGAGGCGCGGAAGGTTCCGCCATACAAGTGCATGTTCACTATCGAGGCAGACGGGTGTCCGATGTCGCCGACTTGGATTTCGGAGATGCTTCAGGCATGGGACGTGGTTCAGCCAGCCAGCGTAGTCGGGTGTCAGGAGACCATTCCTCCGCACATCAATGGAAATATGATGGTATCGGCGAACCTGGCGTTCCTCCATCGGATCGCCCGGCAGGTTGGTGGGGTGCATCCGCGCGCGAGTTGGGACATTGCCATGTGGAACGAATTCCGAAAGTGGGGGACTGCCAACATCCGCCCGATGATCCACAACACCTATCGGGTGCCTCACGCGGATCATGCGTTTTTTGAAGCCCGGCAAGCAGAGGGGTGCGTCTATTCGCATGGCGTGATGGACGACAGCCTGAAGCAGATCGTTCGAGAGACTTTTTTGACTTGAACGGTTCCAGGTTTTGCGACACATCTTGTTGGGAAGCGCCTTATCAAAGCCCTTCGTCTTGGCGCTGACGAGGAAGACCTACCGGCTGCCGGTCACAGCGACGAGCAAAACAAAATCTCTGCACTGAGGATAGTTTTCAGTGTCCGGCGTTGAGACCCGGTTTGTAAGTCTCTGGAGACCAATAAAATGGCTTTTTTCTGCGACGATCCTTCGGACATCAGTGATGTTGCCCAGAAGGACACACAACGGCTCGTCGGTGCTATTGCTAAGGCTTTGGCAGCGAACGCCCCGTATATGAACGTGATCAGTGGTGGTGCGTTCCCTTCGGGCGTGTCTGACGAGATCCGGTCGGTGGTGCAGATGCAGGCGGCTCCGGGTGATTCCTTCGCCCTGCCGACTTTCGTTTGCGACATCGACCTTTGCGGCACCACAGGGCATCAAGACCTGACGGATGCCATCAACTTCACCACGAAGCTGGAGAGTTTTCGTGGTCGGGGTCCAAACATTTGCGTCAAGAAAGGTTACGCCGCTTTCAAGGGTAGCTACGTTGCTGCCGAAGACAGTTTGCGGAAACTTGTGACGCAATACATCAACGCGGACATCCGCGCGCAGCTTTACCTGCGAAGTGCGTCCAAGTTCACGGCAAACGCGAACTACGACTTCAACAGTCTGTGGACCGGTGGGTTTGAGACTGATTTGGGGGTTCAGTTTGCGCCGCTGCTTCCGACTGGTCCTATGACCTTCAAGGCCCTGCACTACATCGCCCGCTACATGCGAGAAGTGCTGTTCGCCGAATGGTTTGAGGCCGGGCAAGGGATGCCGCATTTCCGCTTCATCGGCGGCTCTGATCAGGTGGAATACTTCCGCTCTGAGATTGGGGTTCAAAACGTGATGGTTGCCCTGACCACGGGCGGCTACAAACTGGGCGAAACCACGCTGACAGCCTACTCGTTTGAGCAGTCGCCGGCCTATCGTGGTATCGCGTTTGGTGTTGATCAACGCCCGTTGCGGGCGTCGGGGTTCAAGCAGGACGGCACCCTGGATCTGATCGACCCTGTGACCATCGTCCACAATGTCGCGAAGGGCACCGCGTATGCAAAGCCGAATCCGTCTTGGATCGCGGCGGACTACGAGTTGGGAATGCTCATTGCAGACGGCAGCTTCGAGCGCCTGGTCCCGGAGAAGTATGTTGGCGAGGGGACGTTCAAATTCGCGCCTCAGCTTCACATGGGAGAGCTTGAATGGCACTACATTCAAGACAATCAGTGCAATCAGTGGGGTGACTTCGGCTGGCACAAGTATCAGATCACTCGTGCTTACCGTCCGTTGCGTCCGCAGTGGATTGTTCCGATTCTCTACAAGCGTTGCAAGGCTGACCTGGGCCTGATCGACTGCACCACGGATTCTGCGTCGGAGTATTCCGGCTCGGATGCCTACAGCACGGTAGGAGTGGAGTGCGAATCGAGCCTGCCTGAGATTTGCTGAGTGAATCGTCGGTGTAGGTGACACACGGGCCGGACGGTAGGGGGTGCCGTCCGGCCTTTTCACTCCAGGATATGTGGAACACAGACGAAGGCAAGATTTCCTTTTTGGCGGCAGGAAACCTTTTGCTATCGGGAGCCGGTGACTGGTTGGTGATGCTTGAGCCCTGGCTGCACTCCTTATTGCAGTTGGGTCAGATTTTGGTCGCTTTGGCGACAGTCGTTTACATCGTCAAAAAGACCCTTTTGCTGAAATCTAAACGGCGGGCGAAAAAACAGCAGCCATGAAGCGAGCTATTGCGATTTTTTTGGTGATCCCCTGGTTGGCGGGGTGTGGAACGCTTATCCCCAAGAGGGTTGAATTTGGCCAAGACAAGGTGCGGGCATTTCCTGAAGCCAAACGTGGAGAAACGGAGATCCAGAAGCAGGTTGCCCGGCGTGCGGCGGAGAGTGCGCAGGAGGTGCTTCAGAATGCGTTGATCGTTGACGCCCCTCCGAACGTGGTGGAGCCGGCGAAGGACGCAGCGATTTTGACCGAGGTGGTTTCGGAGTCGATTGGGGCTCCGTCGAAATCGGCGCCGGGGGACGCGACTGCAAAGGCGCTTGCGCAAGAGTTGCGCGCGGCAATGGCAAAATTTGACCAACGTCTGGATGAATTCAAGCGCGGAAACAACGAGAACGCCGGAAAGAAGATTGAGGGGACCGGGTTTTTGCAGATCCCATATTTTGTCTGGCTGTTCGTCGTGGCGGCGATGGGTTTTGTCGGCCTGATCATTCTGGCGATTTTGTGGACGGCAGTCAAGATGTTTGCGATGGGCAACCCTCCGCTTCAACTGGCAACCGGGGCCGTGCAGGCCGGGGCTGGATTCTTCAAGCGGGCGCTGGGGGAAGTAGTTTCCGGGGGCGAGGAGTTCAAGAAGTCGGTGATGAAGAAGGTGAAAGATCCGGCGCTACAAGAAGAAATCAAGGAACTCTTCAAAGTCGAGCATAAACAGGCGCAGAGCAAGGACACACAGCAACTTGTGTCCGCAATGACCTTCAGGGAGTAAGTATGTCGTGCGAATGTGATCAACGGAACACCTGGCCGGCTGGCGGATGCTGCAACCCATGCTCCGCCTCGGCGGCGAACACTGCGGAATGTGAGACACTCCCATCCCAGATTTCAAACTTCACCAAGAGTTTCTTCGGCGAGGTGACAAAGACGGAATTGGATGGGGAAGTTCAGTGGGTGCTTCCGTGTAACTTGGAAACCGGGTTGGAGAACAATCCGCGCGCTCCCGATGAGGGGCTGGCGTGTTATTTTTTGCGGCTCTTTCAGGATGGCATCCTTGGGCTGACGGGTCCGACAGGAGCGGCGGGCAACGATGGCGCAGATGGGTTCAACGCCTACACAGTCACAACTCAAACTTTTCTTCAGCCATCGCTGTCTGATCCGAATCGGGTAATACGGACAGCCTACAACCCGGCGATTATGGAGAACCTGGTGGTTTTCGTCAGAGGGTCGGGCTGGTATGTTGTAAACAGCTACGATCTTGACGGGGCGCTGCATGGGACTGTCATTTCGGTTGTGTCCGGCACAGCCTACAATAGTGCAGTAACGGCGGGGAAACTGGTCGCGCCCACCGGGCCGCAAGGAGTGTCGGTTGTTGGCCCGACGGGACCGACGGGACCACAAGGCCCAACGGGTGCCTCGGGTCCGAATCCGACAGCGGTAAACGATTGGGTGCAGTGCGAGGGAGATCCGTGGTTCGTCCAAGTTGCTTACACGCAGGTTCAATTTTCCGGCGGCACGATTCAAGACCCAGAGTTGCTTTTGCCGGACGCTGGGGAATATCGGGTGGAGGCGATTTTGGACTTGCAGTCGATACCGGACCCAACAGAGACCTTCCCACTGCTGAAGTTCAAGTTTCAGCTTGATGGCGGAGACGTGAGCGGATCGGAGATCCGGTTTTCCAACATGCAGTGGGATACTTATCACACTCTTACTTTTTGGGCTTACTTGACGACAAGTGGTGTCAATCAGCAAGTGACACTATGGGCCAATGCCGGGACGGCGGATCGGGTTTACATTCGCGGGGCGAAAACGAGAATGGCGTATGTGCGGCTGTCATAATCAAGAGTGCAAGTTTGTTCCGAAGACAGTAGCCGAGAATTTGGTGAGTTCGTGCTGTTGTGGAGACGAAGGGCAGGGCGGTTTCATCATGCCGCAGGCTCCTGAATTCGTCCCAACGGTGGTAAATCCGCCGCTTGATGCACAGGCGGAAGGGTTTTTGATGGTAGCTGGTCGGTATCCGTATAACCTATGAAAAAGATTGATTTTGATCTGGAGGGTAAGGGGAGTTTTGGTGGTCCTGAAACGAAGCCCTATGACCCTGGGAAAGAATATCCGCGCTTCGACATTTGTTGCGATGAGCGTTTGGCGTTGCCGGCAAAGGGGAAGATGGTCGTCGAATATAAGATCTCCCATGCTTCGGTGGACCCAGACGCCGACGCGCAGAGGACCAAGTTCCGATACACCATCGAGGTGTGCGAAATTTGCGAAGCCGAATCTTCGGAACCGAGAGCGCCGGCCAAGAATGGGGGCAAGGAGACGGAAGACGCCCTCGACGCTTTAGCCAAAATGGCGTCGGAAGAGGAAGAGGACGAGGAAAAAGAAGACTGAGTATGATCCTGGTGGAAGACATCTACGACGAGGCGCAAAAGATTGTCGGAAGTTGCGACGAGGTTAAGCTCTTTCGGTGGATCACAGACGCGGTGTCTCTGATAGCCAACAAGGAGGATCTTGAAGGCTGGAAGGGCTTTTGTGACATCTGCGCCAACTACGACCAGTGTGTTACTCTTCCTCGCGAGGTCGAGACGGTCATTGCCGTCAACATCGGCGGCAGGCCAACCTTTGCGCACGACCAGCTTTTCAACTTTCATCTGAACGGTCCTGGAGATTGCAAGACTCCGTGTTCCTGGACCTGGCAGGATCAAGCTGCTTTTCACTGCACTTACCGGGATTTGAAAGATCCCGCGCTGTTGGTTGCGTATCTACAGCGGCCTTCCGATGCGGGAAAGCGGCTGATTGTGTTTGGCTATGATGACAAGGGCTACCCGTTGCAGCGTGAGGAAAACGGAACCTGGGTTGAGGGCTACTTGGTTCCGACGGTTTATGGCTACGCCTTGCCGGATTCTGAAGCGCCTCTGGTGTCACGGATTACGGCTGTTCAAAAGGATGTCACGGATGGCGTTGTCCGCCTCTCCACAACCGATGACTCCGGGGTGACAGGGACGTTGCTTGGGGTGTATGAGCCAGACGAGAGGCTTCCTCGATACCGTCGGATTAAGTTGTCCCGTCCGACGACCTGGGCTCGGATTGCCTACCTCAAGAAGAATCCTGAAATCACCAGCCGGCGGGATCACGTTCCCATGTTGAGCCGGATCGCGTTGTTGCTTGCGGTGCGCGCGTTGAAGTATTACAACGAACTGGATTTGGGGTCGGCGCACACTTATGAGGCCGATGCGGCGAGGTTGGAGATGGAAGCCCAGACGCGGCTTGAGCCTCCGATTGCGTCTCCGTTGCAGGTGGTAGATATGAACAATCCGAGGAACAAGCTCGAATTTGAGATCACATGAGCCAGCCAGCGCGCCTAGACGACTTTGATGGCCTGTTTTTCAAGGGAGCCAAATCGGATTCTGATCCGGGGTTGCTTCCGAAAGGATTCTATTGGATGGCTGTCAACATGATCAACACCGGGGGAGTGCTATCAACCCGCCCTGGTTATCGGTGCATCGTGTCTCTTCCTGATGGGAACCTACAGGGAGCTACGTTTTTTCGACCCCGCATGGGGTTGGAACAAGTGGTTGTTGCCATCTCTGGGAAGATATTTGTTGCGGAGTATCCTTTTCACGAGTTTCGTTTGTTGGACAACATCAAGCTTTCTGAATCTGCCAAGCAGGTGTTTTGGTGCCTGACAGAGCAATCGGTTCGGCGAACCTCCACGGAATTCGCGGCTCCTTTGAAGGTGGTTGTTCCTCGTAAGGTCTTGTTTATTCAAGACGGCGGGCTGACGGCTCCGGCCTGGTATGACGGATCGAGTTCAGGGGGCGTTCGTTTAGGGGAGCTTGAGGTGGTCCCCGGTTTGAAGAATTCGGACGGATCACCCTACACTCAACCCGCCCAAGGGGCCGATAACTTTGGGACTCCGACGGGCGGGCCTATGGCCTGGATTGGGGACCGCCTATGGGTTGCTCGTGGAACGTATGTGTATGCGTCTGACATCGCGAACCCCTTTTCTTTTCGGGAACAACAGTATCTTGGGACAATCTCGGCGTTTGTGCTTCCAGACGAGGTGACGGCTCTGGCGGTGACGCCGGGATCAGACGCTCCGCAGTTGTTGGCCTACACGACGACTAACTGCACACTAATCAGAGCGAGTATTCGGAATCGCGATTTGTGGGCGACGACGGACGACATGCAGCGGGAGTGGCTGAAGATTGGGTGCCCTTCACAGCGGTCTGTGGTCAATCACGTCGGGCAGCTTTCTTGGTTCACCAATACCGGCATTGTCATTTACGATTCCGCGGTTGCCGCGCGGCACATATCCCGTATTCCGGTTCGGGACATGGAGATGATTGTCAGTAAGTCCACGTTGAGTCCAGACTTGAGTTTGGTAGCCGGCGGGGCGTTTCAGCAGTTTTTGATGATGAGCGTTCCCGCAGGGGACATTTACAACACCCATACATGGGTGATGAACAGCGCTAGCATTGAAACTTTGAACGATGAGTCGGGACCGTCATGGTGTGGATACTGGATCGGAACCCGCCCTGTTGAATGGCTGACAGGATTTGTGGCGGGATCTGAACAATGTTACTACGTGTCGAAGGATTCGGATGGCGCGAACCGGCTTTGGCGCGCGTTTGAGCCGGATCGAAAAGACAACGGCTGCCCGATCATCTGGTCCGTGGAAACCAGAGGCTATTTTGGTGCGGCCTCTCAAGTAGCGGGGAAGCCGGCGGGTCAGGATTGCCAGTTTCGATATGTGGACCTGTCGTTGTGCGGCATTTCGGAAGATTTGGATCTGGCGGTCTTTTTTGCGCCGGGGATTCGGGGCTCTTACCACCAGATACTCACCAAGAGGCTTGCGGTAGAAAAAGGAAGCCTCCGATATGATGTTTTGTTGCGGGCCGACACTCCGGTTTTTGCTTACAAGCCGCAATCGCGAACCCTTCGCACCGAGGACGCCCCCCTGGAGATGAGCATAGAAGAGACCGGCGGGTGTCCGGTTGAGCGCGAGTTCCTGGATTACATCGACGAGTCGCACCAAGTCATGGTAGTCGGAAGCGGGGTTGCGACCATTCGCTGGATTCGGGCTTTTGGGGAGTTGCGCACGCCAGATTTTTCTGGAGATGGTAAAGCCTGCACGGATGAAACCGGGGTTCGAGGGGTCCGGTTTGATGGGTTCGCGGCTGAAGGGAACACCCCGGAAGAGGTAATCAGTGAGCTTGCCTCGAAGGGGATTCAGAGTTATGAGGCGAATGCGACAGTAACGGCGACTCAGGGAGGGCAATCGGCGGTTGGAGTCGGGCATTCGGAGAGCGTAATTTCACAGGATGCGGCGGATCGTGTTGCGGAGATTATCGCGACGCGGCAAGCTGAGCACGAACTGGAAAACCTCCTCCCCAAAATCATCAGTGCCGGGGAAGACCTATGAGCTTTGAACACCTTCAGACTCTATTCGCGCGCCGGATTCCCTTGGTCTATGTATCTCCTCCGATTTGTGAAGCTGATTTTTCGAGCACGGCAGAACCGATAGTGATTTTGAATCCGTTCCCTACTCGACGGTATCCGTCAGGGGTTAGGTGGGTTCGCATAGGCGATCATTGGCGGCTTGAATGGGACGCCGAGCCTGGGGTGATTTGCTGGAGCATCTATCGTAAGGGTGGAGATCCAAACAATCCGTGGATTTTGGTTGCGGAATGTGTGACGACCAATTATTACGATTTTGAAGATGGGGATGAACCAGACGGCGGAGTAACGGCAATCTATCCCGAAGGGGAGACTGTAATCTACGACGCTGGGCAGGCGCAAGAAGGGGGAGGCGGCGGGTGTGCCACAGAGGAGGGAGATCCCGTCCCAGAGGGGGAGGAACCTTTTGAGATTACTGAAGATGTTGATTGGGGGGTGTTTAGTTTCTCTAGTGAACAAGCCTGGCCGTCTGATCCTACAACCTATCGGTATGTAGAGCTTGGTGAATTTCCAACAGGATCTTACGTTTTGGAGTATGAAGCAGGATATTCATATACGTCGATCAACTCTGGAAACAATTGCGATGGAGTTCCTGATCCGGCTTACATGGGGACGGCTTGGAAGGTTTCGTTGTGGGATGATCAGAATGGGTATGCCCAATTACCGAATGTGTTGGTCTCTGAAGCATCTCCACAGTTAGTTTGTAGTGCTTCTTTGGGGGCTCTCGCACTAGAGATGGAAGCGGCTTTTAAGGGCCTCAGATATTGGCCGCAATACTATCCGGCGAATCCCGAACACGAAGAAGGGCCACTGTATCTTGTTCGAGATGTCGGGCAGCTTATCGAACTTAACTACGGAGAAACCTATGCTGTGGAAACCCTGGCAAAGACAGAACCGTATTCGTTTAGGTTGGTTCAAATTTCTGGACGTGCCGACATGCCAAAAACTCTGATCGTTCAGAATTGGGATGCTATTCGAGAACAATTTCCGTCGGCAATTGGGGATACCTGGAACGGCGAGCTATCCCGCACGGAATACACTTCAGCCTCGTGTGTTTGGACGGCAGCCGCCAGTGGTGGATTTGGAGGGGCGACTTGTGTGTATTCTCAGGCAGTCGCGGAATCTCCTAACTCGTGTGGATGGGTTTTGTCAGTTTATGCGGCGGGAGCCGTGTTATACTGGCAGGGAATCAAGATCGTGAACGGGACCGGGGTAGGGTTATATCAAACGGTTGTCGAAGTTTCTCTGTCTCCGGGCTGTATGTATCTGGAAGAAGTTCCAGAGGAGTAAAATATGAGCTTACAAGCAACAAACCTATTGGTGCAAATGGCGCAACTGCCGGCAACTTTTGTCGGCGCCCCGCAAGATTGGCTGAACGAGGGCGTTCGGCGGATGAAGATTATGTCTCCATCCGGGACCAACTTCATCTATATCGGGGACACCGAGCCGATTTCTAACGTAGGCCCGTGGTTGAAGGACGGGCTGAAGTGGTATGTGTGGGACGACTCGGCGAAGCGGTATGCTCCGTTGGACATCTCCGACAGCGAAACGGTGTGGTTCACGGTCGGCCCAACTGAACCGACTTCCTCGAACCCCCTCCTCTGGCTCCAAGTGAAGGATGGGCTTCCTGTTTCGTGGTGGTATTGGAACGCCGCCTACGACAGCGGAGTTGGGGCCTGGCTTCCGTTTGCAAACGTCATTCCCTCCGGGGCAACATCTTTACGGCCTACGAGCCCGGAGGAATACCAGAATTTTTTCGACACGTCCATCGACTGTCACATTTTCTATCACCGGGGGAAATGGCGAACGGTTTCCGGGTGTCCGGGAGACATCAAGGCGGTTGCTTTTCGGACGGCGACGGATGCTTTGCTATACAATCCGGGTTGGTCCCTGCTGGGGGACGCCCAGCAGTCGCTTCGAGGTCGAATCATTACGCAGGCGACGAAGGATGCCGAGTCTCCGTATGCCACGAATCTGACAGCGGATGAAAACGTCCCGGTGCGTCGGGCCTTTGAAGTTTTCGGGGAAACTGATTTCATCGCGATGGACACTTCTTCCTTCGTGACGTATCCCCCGCAGCTAGCCCTTTGGCACTTGGTCAAAGACACTGATTGACAGCACTTCTCTTGAGATGCCCGTTATTCTTCATCTTTCTCCGAGTCAGGCGGAGCGGTGTATAAACGCTCTGGCGAATTCTGGGGCGGAGGAGCTTGGAAACGTCGCTCCGGTGAGGGGGGATCTGGAATCTTTTGTCCCGAAGTGGAAGACGCTCATGCTTCAAGACATGGCGTTTTCGTTGGGGGCTGTGGAAGGAACCCGTTGGGTTGGATTGCTGTTTGCGATTTCCATGTCGGATCTTTGGACCAGAGTCAAGCAAGCGGCAATGCTCATGTGGTATGTTCCGCCAGAATTTCGGAAATCCGGGTTGGCGCTCAAGCTTCTTGACGAGTTCGAGCGGGAGGCCCGGCGGCGGGGGTGCGGTCGGGTGCTTGGTGGGTGTTGGTCGGGGTATCATGGGAAGGCTTTCCGGCGTGTGTTTGCACAGCGGGGATACCTGCCCTATGAAGAATCATTTTGGAAGGCGCTATGAGTGGTATTTTCGGGGCAATCGGGTCCATCGCAGGGGCGGCACTTACGTCCAAGGCGATGAAGGACGTTGCGAACATGCAGATCAAAGCTGCTAAAGAGCAGCGTGATTACGTCAACAAAATGCTGGACACCGGAACGATCAGTGCCGAAGCATCCGCTGCGGATGTTCAACGAGCCAAGTCGCAACTGGCCCTTCAAGCGATTACGGACCCGGAGTTGTTGAAGACCCGATACGCTGCGGAGAAGAAGCTTGGGGAGCAGTTTGCCGGGATTGATACCGGAGCGGGGGATCAGATTGCCAAACTGGCGGCGGAAAGTGCCATCGGCACCTCTCCAAAGTTCGCCGCAATCAAAGAGAAGCTTCTTGATGCGGCCATTGATGACCTGGACCGGGGCGCGACGCTTCCCGACGACATTCAAGCTGAGATTGTGAAGGCGGGGTTGGAGCGCGCGGGCACAACCGGGGTTGGTCCAAGCGCCAAGGGCCTGGCGGGAGAACTCAGCAAGAAGCTGATTGGCGGCGCTGCGCTTGATTTGCAGACGCGGCGGCGCAGCGAGGCGCAAGGATTGACCTCAGCGGCCCAAGCGTTGGAGAACAACCGGACTCAGATATTGGCCAGCCTTTTCCCGGCTTTGAAATCCAACCAACTAGCAAATTTGAGCGCCTCTTCGGGCATCTTGGGGTTGTCAGAGTCAATGAAGTCGGATGTGGGGTTGTCCGGCACGAATATCGCAAACATTTGGCTGGCGAAGGTCGGGGCAACGAATCAGTTGATGTCGCAAGCCTCGAATGCGTCCGCTCAAGCGGCGACAGAAACCGCCAAGGCATGGAGTTCGGCAATTGGGAATGTGGCTGGGGCGGCGGGAACGATGGACTGGACGAAACTTTTAGGGTTAGGCGGGTCAAGCGCGGCGGCTTCCAAGCCGGCGTTTGATTGGACTAACCCAACATCCTATTGAGTATATGGCGAGCGGATGGACAGCAGCATCGGTTTCCCCAAAGATCCTGGGAGCGGTCTCCAGGGGGTCGGCCTCATCGACCTCCTCTGTGAAGGGTGCCACGGCAACGGGTGGAAATGAAGTGTTGGGCAGGGTGTCTGTTTTCCAAGGGGAGGGCGCTCCGGCATGGCTGGCGGCAGAGGTGCAGAACCTCAACACCAACACGGCACTCCAACGCTCCATGTATAAGGGGATGTTGGATCGACTTTTTGAGAGCGTTCAAAGCGGTGCCAATCCTGAGTTGGCGGCTTACGCGCTGGCGGCTGGGATGATTCAGCCGGGAGCCAAGGTTAGCCTGGCGGCTCCGCAGAGCTTCGAGGCACAGAAGACGACTGCGCAGGCTCTCTATCGGCAGTCGGCTCCGGCAGCCCAACAGGCAAAGCAGCAGGAGGAGCTTCAATATAAGATTGGCCGGCTTGAGACCTTGCAGAAATCGGGAGTGACAGCGAGCGCCGAGAATGCCCAGCAGTTGGAAGATGCAAAACAACGGCTTCAGGCGATGACTCCGGGAGGCTCCGCTTTTGGGGCTCCGCAGAGCTTTCAGCCGACGGCGACAAGAGCACCAAGCGGCTGGGTGCCGGCTCCTACGGCCCTGGCGAAAACGGGATCTTCTCCGGCTTCTTCATTATCGTTCGGGTCATTCGCCCCTGGCGGCGGATTTTCAACATTTTGACGTATGGCAAACATTCAACAACCGAGTATCGTGGTCCCGAATCTAGTCGGGCAACAGGCGAACGTGATGGGGGGCGCGGCGGAAACCGTAGCCAACCTGGTTCGACAGGGATTGATCACTCCGCAGGAGATTGCAGATCGGATGGTTCAGCGCAAAGGCGCCGAACAGCAAAACCAGCTTCGCGCAGAGCAGTTGACGCCAGAGGCAGTGCAGGCCCGGCAGGCGCAAACGCAGTTGCAGGGGGAGACGGCAAAAGCCGGGATGGAAATCCTGCCGCTTCAGACGCAGGCCGCGAAGATGACTGCACAGGACGCAATCAAGGATCAGGAATTTGGCGGAGCGATTTCGGCGTATCGCAAGCTCGCGCCTCTGGTCGGTCAGACTGGCGGACAGCCGACTCTTCCTGATGGCAGCCCGGATTACGCGACGATGGCAGCAAAGGGCGCCGAATGGCAGCAAGCTTTCGTGCAGCAGCAAATTGCGAACGAGAGACTCAAGGTTGCTGAGCGCGTCCAGACAGAGGGTCCAGCGGGGGAGAAGGGCGTGAAGTTTCTGAATGCCCTGGGGGAAGACGTGACCCCAGATCCCGGAAACCAGACTTTTCAGGGTTACGCCAAGCAAGCGCGTGCCTTTGAGTCTTTTCGAGCTTTGCCGAAGGGTGGGTCGGCGACTTCAGCGGTAACTCCAGTGGAGGGGGCGGGAGCGTCGGTTCCAGCGACTTCGGTGGTAACTCCGGTGAAGGGGGCGGGAGTGGCGGTTCCAGCGACTTCAGGTTACAACCCGCAAATGGGCATGATGACTGGAGCCACACCTGCGAAGGAGTATAAAGCCCCGACAGAAATGCAGATGCGGGACATCTTTATGACTGCACGCTCTAAGGGAGCCGAGAAGGCTTTTGGGGAATTGGAAAAGAAAGGATTTCGTCCAGAATCGTTGTTGATGTATTTGCAAAACGCCCTCCCTAATTGGTTGCAAAGCGGGGATGCGCAGTCCTATAATGCGGCGATGCAGATGTGGGCGCAAGGTGTGTTGCGTATGGAATCCGGTGCTGCGATTAGCCGGCATGAAGAAGCTTGGTATAAACGGACTTTCTTCACGATGCCGGGAGACAAGCCCCAAACAATCGAGCTAAAAAAACGGCTTCGCAACGAATATTTGGCAACTTCGGCTCGTATCGCTGGGGCCGGACCCATTGATCCGAGATTCAAAGAAGAGGCCCAAAAAGAACTTTTTGCGGCCCAAGATCGGATTGAGCAGCAGGTTCTAGCAAGTAAACGGATTTCGGGAGCCGTCACAACTAAATCGGAAAGACAAGTGCTGCCTTCGGGGCAAATTGTGTATCACGATCCGACTACGGGAAAACTTGTTGGGATACAGGATTCAAAGGGGAACTGGATCGCGGGCTCCGCCCCGGCGGGAGTGGTAAAAAAAGGGCAAGAATCAATTGTCGCCCCGAAGAAAGCAAATCAAGCTCTGAGGACCGGAACGCCTCCCACGTTTTCGACTGAACGATTTCCGGTTCGGATTGCCCCCTTGACAGGTCCGTAAACCTCTAGTATTCTTTTATATGGCCGAACTGAATGAGATTGAGAAGTTGTTGTCGCCAGAAGATTTGGCAGCGGCTCAGGCTTGGAAACCGGCTCAGCCGGAATCTTCAGAGGTGGTTCCTCCGGTTTTAGAGGAGCCTCTGGATGAGGTGAAATTACTTTCGGTTGGTGATTTGGTTGAGTTGGCGATAGCACAGAAGTTTGATCCAGTTTCTTATCTCCAATCTAAAGGGGGTCCGGGTTCAGTTGATACCGGCACGCTTCAGAAACTCGGCGACATTCACGGGCGCCTCGTGGAGCGTGGATTTGAGTTGTCCGACGTGTCCTTGAAGGGGGCCGCGAAGGCGGTTGGCGGGATGCTCAAGGGCGGCTTCATGTATGCCAAGGCGGCGCTCCAAGAGCCTCAGCTTGGGGTAACGATGCTCGGCACTCCCGAAGAGAAGGCGGCAGCTTTGGCCGAAACCCAGAAGCAGAAGGCTGAAATGGGCGCGGCAACCGAGTTGGCGGCAACCGGACTCGGGGAGATGGCGGGCCGGGTAATCAAGAAAGTTGGCCGGATGGTGGGGCTGGCCAAAGAGCCCTCTCAGAAGACGCCGCAAGAGCGCACTCAGGATTTTCTGGACGCCTTCAGTTCAGCGGAGCAGCAGCAGAAGATTGCGGCGGGGCAGGGACCGATGATGCAAACCATCGGCGGCAATGTGATTGCGGATCTGAAGAATCAGGGAGTGGAGATTGATCCGGCAACGGTTTCAGAAATGTCTGCGGGAGATCCGTTGACCTTTGTCGCTTTTGGGCGCGGCTTTCAGGTGATCAACAAGGCAACCGGGAAGATGCTTGCAACCACCAAGAGCGCCTTGGGCGCGGATCAGGCAATCGCGGCATTCCGTTCAGCACAGCGCGCGAGCCAGTCGGCACAAAAGCTGGCGACGCAGATTCCGTCCGCCGAGAATCTCGGGCGGTCTGCCATTGCGCAAGCGGGAGAATTCGCCCGCAAGGCGGAGTTACCCGCCGCCGGGAAAGTTATTGTTGCTGCCGAAGACATTGCGGCAGCCACAAAGGGATTGCCGGCAAAGGCAGCCGGAGCCGTTGTTGCGGGAGCCGGAAAGCTGGCGGAGATGTCTGCCAAGCCAATTCAGTGGGCGGTCAGTCTTAAAGTCCCACAGGCGGTGGGAATCGTCAAAGGCGCGGCAGCCGGCGGACCCGTAGGGGCGCTCGCAGGCTTGAAGGGCGGGGAAATCGCGGCTACCGTGATGGAGCGCGCGGCTGGCCGGGCAATCCGAATTGGACAGGGCGCCGAGCGCCTGGGTGCAGAACTCGGAGGAGCTACCGAGGCTCGTCCCTGGGTGCAGGCGGCAGCGGATGCCTTGAATGGAACCGCCGACGTGCTGGGAGGCACCGCCAGAGGCGCGGTGATGGATTTAGGTTTCAACGCCGCCACCTCAGAGACGCCGGCAGAGACCGCCAACGCTCCGGCGTTCGGGATGTTTTTCGGAGCGGTCCACGGGTTGGCCCCAGCGGCCCGGCGGCTGGTGCAAGGCCAAACTGTTCGACCGCGAACTTGGGCGCCGTCCAATAGCTGGAGCGCCAGCTACGGACATTTTCCAAGCCTGGACGCCGCGAATGCCGAGGCGATGAAGATTGCAGATCCGGCAGTTCAGCAACGGATCGGGGCACTTCGAGACCTTGGCCAGTCCATCGGCGCTGAGATTTACTTGATGCCGGACTCGCAGACTTCTGCGAAGGCACTTCAAGAGATGTTTCCCGGCGAATCGCCGGAACGAATTCAGCGCGCCGCCAACACGAAGGGGATGAGTTTGACAGAAGTCACCGACGCCAATGGGACCAAGCGGCGGGTTATCCTTGTCCGGCACCCGGATGCCGCCCCTCACGAGGCGTTTCACCCCATGCAAGACGTGCTTGGGGAACGAGCAAACGAGGTGATCGACAACATCATCGCGCATGAATACGGGCTGGGTTATCTTGAACAACGTGGCCGTTCTGAAGCGGCCCGATTAACGGGAGCAGATCCGGGCGAGAATTGGGCGGATGCGCTGCTTCACATCACCGGCTACCGGCTGGAAGAACTTCGGCAGGCGGTTTCGGAGATGCCGACAGAACAGTTTGACACGCTGAAGAAGCAACTGGCTTTGCAATATGCTGCCCGCGAAGTGGCGGCGGACCTGTTCGACCTGATTCTCAAGCACTCCGGGCCGGAATTGGCACAAGAAACGGGCGCCCCCGGTGCGATGGCTAGAATTCTGGGCAAAGTGATGGTTGGCCTGGGGATCAACCCCTATGAAGGCGTCCGAACTGAGTCAACTGGGCGAAGCCCGGTCGGACCCGCTTCACTGGAAGCCGTCCGAGAAGCAGCCAAGCCCTTTGCGGTCGAGCCAAAGACTGCCGCGCCGCCAATCAGACCAGAAGTTGGTCCGAAAGCTCCTAGACCGGCTGCCGGCGCTCCCACAACCCCTGTTTTCACGCCCGAACAGCGCGCAACCGAGCAAGAGCGTGTAAACGCACTAGCCGCGACGATCCGAGATCCCAAGCAGGCGGACGTGCTCAGCAAGATCGGTGCCGCCATCGGTCAAGGACTTGGGCTCAAAGTGGAATACCGGACGGCGCCTGGTGAACCCGCCGGTTCGCCGACAATGAGCCGGGAAGAGCGTCGTGCCGTGATTGAGGCGTTCCGGGACATGCCGGAATCCGAGCGGCCACTATGGGAAAAGCTGAACTTCCCGGATCGCATGGTTCAGACCTCGAAGGGACCACAGATCCTTGGCTGGTCCCCGGAAAACTACGCTGCCAACGCCCACAAGATGGCGCGCTGGCTGGCCGACGTGGCGACCCGGCAGCCGGACGCGCTGTCCTTGTCGCCCTATCCGATTGACCCGAAGACGAAGACCTTCACCCCGGAAGGTTGGCGACAGCTTTACATCGACGCGCAGACCTTCGTGCGCAACCAGCAGGCCGGCGGAGCCGGAGCAGGGGTTCCGATGACTTTCCCGCCGAATGCCGCCGAACTGGGGATCGTCGTGCCGCCGGCTCGCGTTGGCGACCTGACACAGATCCCGCAGAACGTGGCGGACTTCCACAACGTCCTGTTCAACGTCATGCTGCCGGAGACCCCAAGGGTTTCAAGAAAGGCCGGCGTGCCGGGCAACATAGTCGCTCAGGAGATGGCAACCGCGATGGAGCCCCTCGTCGGGCCGCGTGTGACCGAGCCGGGCCGAGCGCGTTCAACCAAGGAGTTCAAGGGCTTTCCGGGTCAGACGATCAAAGAGGTGAATCCACTTCGCGCGCAAATGGAGCGTTTGGGGCAACAAGCCGGCAATCCATTCCCGCAACTGATCGAAGTCAACCAGCGGTTGAACCTGGAGCACATTGCAGATGTGACCCTCGCCCCCGAAGCGCCGCCGATTCGTGGAGTGACCGACGTGCTTCGTGCCGGGTTCCAGCCGGCAGAAGAGGCCCTTGGAAAGATCAAAGGTGAGGACGCCGACTGGCGAGCCTACGTGGACCCGAATTACGTCTCCCCGAATGGGTTTGGGGGAGGGTTGCAGGGCCGCGCGCACGATGTTGGTTCCACACTGACCAGCGCAGAGCAGCTTCGAGCTTTTCAGACAGCCCGCGAGGAGGCGAGCGCGATGCGGATTGAACGCATGAAAGCCGGTGACTTTGACGGAGCCATGCGAGCAGCGGGAAAAGCACAGTTCGCCAAAGAGGTGATCGAAACCGCTACTGGCGGCGGGTCCGCCGATTTCATCAAGAGCCACTTCAAGCCGGAATACAAGGCACCGCTCGAAGGCGTGCAGTTCGAGCCAAAGGCAACTCCTGAAATCGAAGAAAAACTCAAAGGTGCAGATCCAGTTGTAAAGAATAAAGACAACACTCCGAAAATTTTCTATCATGGCACCGGAGCATCTGACCGAGTGTCAGAAAGCGAAGGGTTCACTGTGACCAAAATGGACCCAAACGCCTTATACGGTCCTGGAGTATATTTGACAGAATCGCCAGAAATCGCCGGGGAAGGAAAACGCAGTTACGCGCACACGACCCCCGGAGGGGCGGGGGGAGTGATTCCAGCTTTTGTAAATATCAAAAAAGTGTTTAGGATAGATCAGTATTATACTGAGGAATCAGTAAGAAAGCTAAACCCTAATCTCGATGAACAAATCGAAATTGGTAACTCGGCTCCGGTTTTGGATTCTAAATTCAAACAGCGACTACATGAAGCCTTGCGGGAAGAGATGAGAGATCCGTATTGGCTGGAAGACGAGGATACTTTTGAGAGCCGGGCTAGAGAATTAGTTTCATACGAAACTCATTATGATTCCAAGGGTGAGGTAATTCCAGATAGCCAAATTGATGCGTATATCGACTGGCTTGGGAAAGACGAAAATCGAGTTTACGAGCCGGGACTTCAAGTGCAAGACAGAGTGACCGGACACGACCTCTATCATTCCCTTGTTGCCTTGATGGGATCAAAAGTCTCCGCCAATCGTTTTTTGGAGTCCTCTGGATTTGGCGGGATCTCGCACATCGGAGGCGGTGTTTTCGCTCCGGGTGAAGAAGGCGGGCACCGGGTTTTGATTGTTTTTGACCCGGCTAATGTGTTATCGGCTTTAACCTCAAAACCTCTGGTATCAAGACATGACACTGGAGTAGGGCGCGCTAAAGCTGTCAGCAAAAAAGAAGCAGAAAGAGCCGTTTCTGAGTTGGCGTTGAAATACGGCCCCCGAGTTTTTATTACTGAGGCTGCCCCGATTGAAGAGTTAGCAAAAGTCTCTACTTTGAGGGAGGAGGCCAGCGACCCTTCGATGACTGCGGCACATCAAGAGGTGCGCTATTTAAGAAATCTTCTACATTACACAAGCAACGCTAGGACTCGGGCTAGCAACGACAGAAACGACCTCCTTAGAAAAACTTTTGGAAAACAAGTTGTTGACATCCGAGAGAAACTAGCCGCCCTGCGCCAAAAACTATCAGGAACTTTTCAGGCAGAATCCGAAGGCGTGCAGTTCCAAGCCGAGCTTGAGCCGGAGAAGATCCGGGGTGGAACAATCAGCCCTCCCAAAGCCACATACAAGGAGGCCGCGACAGCAACCGGCAACCCGTGGGTTCGCCAGACCGACGCGCCGGACAATACGGGCCGGCTGTTGATGGTGCAAATTTCCTCGAACCTAATCAATGCGCAGGGGGCCAAGGACGTAGCGGCGACCTACTACGACAAACTCTACTCCGGCGCCCGAAAGGGTTACGCTCGAATGGACGACTTCTGGGAAATCCCGCAGTGGATTGGATTCGCCAGCCACACTTTCCCGAATGCGGATACCTACGTCGTGCGAGACATGACGGAAGCGCGCAAATTCATCAATGAAGCCGGTTATGACCGGGTGCTGTTCTCCGCCCTTGACACGAACAAGGAATTGATCCGGGATCTGGTCAAGGATTACCCTGGCAAAGTGGACATCGGCGGCTACGTGGAGCCCACCACTTTTTCAGACATCCCGAATGTCAAATGGCACGACACCATGAAATCCCTCGCCGATGACCTGGGGGTAGAATACAAGGAGGGTGTGGACTACCGGCACTTCGCCGGTTCGGACGTGATTCCGCGCCTCACGATGTCGAAAGGCTGCAAGCACAAGTGCGCGTTTTGCACGGTGCCCAAGAAAATCGAAGTCACACCTTCCGAGGTAGTGAACCAACAAGCAGACCAGATCGCCAAGCTGGGATCAAAACTGGTTTACTTGAATGACAAGACGTTTGGGCAGGCGGAGAACTACGAAACCCTGCCGGCGGTCTATGACCGGATCAAGCAGCAGAACCCCGACTTCGGGGGCTTCATCATCCAGACAACCGCCTCACAGATGACCCGGTTCACGCCGGAATATCTGGCGAAATCCGGGATCAAATTCGTCGAGCTTGGAGTGGAGACTTACAACGACCCGATTCTACACGAGCTTCATAAGCCAGCAACGGAAGCTCTCATCGACCGGGCGTCGCAGGCGCTTCGAGACGCCGACATCGCGCTGATTCCGAACATCATCATCGGCTTTCTACAAGAAACGAAGGAGACCTATGACCGAACCCTGAAGTTTCTTCAAGACAACGCAGACATCATCTCTCACGTCAACATCTACAACCTGGCGCTCTACAAAGACGCGGAGTTGGGCAAGAAGATTCAGACTCTTACCGCTGACGACTTCAACGAGAACGTCCTGGAGAAGTCTTTTCACGCGAACCCGGAAATCCATCGCGTTTTTGCCGGCGACGTGTATGGGAAAGCATCTGAGATGCTTGACCAACCTCTCAAGGCGAAGTATCAGCCCGAAGGCGAAGTTGAGCACATTCGGGATATGAAGGAACTGTGGGAGTTTCGCGTCGGTGGGATTTATCAGCCGGGCGACCGGACAGACCGGGAGATAATTCAACAAGCTGCGATTCGAGTTCCAAGCACTGGTGAGGTCTTCACCGGGCCTTTTCATGGTGCCGCCCTGGAAGCCGCTATGAATGCCAAGAAGATTGACCAGAACGGCATCGCCGACTTCAAGGCTGGTAAAATCGACTCTGGGTTCACCACGTCAGAAGGGCGGTTCGTTGGGGGCGAGGAGGCCCATGAGATTGCTTTGGCTGCCGGACAGGTCAAAGCGGGCAGCGTTGCAGACCGGACAGCGCAACGGTTAAGCCGGCTTGAATCGTTCACCTTTGGCGAAGAGCAGGAGCAGGGGCCTCGGGAGATGCGCGCCGGGTATCAGCCGGAGTGGACTCCTGAAGGGCGCGCAGCCCTGGAGGAGAGCAATCGGAAGCAGCGCGAGGCGATTGTTGAAAAAGGCCGTCGGTTGGCGGGTTTCAGTCGAAAGATTGGAGCCGGGCTCGGTTTCCGAAAAGCCGACGAGATGCTCACCGCTCAAGAGCGAAAAGAAATCGAAGCCGGAGAAAACAACACCTTGCTGAAGGCGCTTCGGATGAACGGAGTTCATCCAGACTATCAGAATGGGACCGAGCTATCCCCAGAGGCAAAAGCAAAACTCGACTCTGTGATTGCCTATCATCGAGAAATCACTGGG